CATTCTCGGCATTCCAGCTTTACAGCCTGTTTTTGATGATCTGCTCAACTCATTAAGAGTAGGGGGCGGATCCGCGATGGTTTTCCAAAATAATGCCCGGGGCGGTTTATCTATTAGCATAGATCAGAAAGAAAACCAGAGTATCGATGCAGCTGATGTTGCAACTTTTAAGGCCCAAGTAGAAGCATATCTTGAAGGATATAGCCGAAGCATTGTTTTAGACGGTATTGAAGTCAAAACCCTTAATTTCACTGTGGCAGCCCCTGATAAGCACATGGCAGTTTATATGCAAAATATATCTGCCGGCTGCGGGATCCCGCAACGCATTTTGCTCGGTAATGAGGCTGGCCGGCTCGCATCTGACGAAGATAGCAAAAACTTTGCTCGGCGCGTCAAATCAAGGCAAGAAGGCTATTGCGCTAACGCTATTAGGCGTTTCTTTGACCCATTAATTGAAAATGGCGTGATTCCAGCCCCTAAAAGCGGCACTTACAAGATTCATTTTCCAATTCTTGATATTAACGATAACTCGCAAAACGCTACCGACTTTGCTGCTGTTGTGACCGCTGTTGCAGCGGCCGGAAACTCCAAGTCTGTGGATGTTGAAAATGCGATACCTGATCTTATCGCTAAAGGCAATGAAATTTTAAAAATCACAAAGGATCGGACAGATATCCCAGCTACTGAAAATAGTTATGCTCATCCAGACACCACTGTAGAAGACCTTGAGAAATTAAGAGGTAAAGGTGATGGCGTCGAAGTTATCTGATCCAGCCAATATAGCCCGACTCCAAACACGCTTCTTAAAGTGCCTTTTAAGAAAAAAGAACGCGATTGTAGCGGCTGTTTACAAAAATCTGACCCCGGGTAGCCAAAATCAATCAGGGCAGCCTCAAGACGTTTATTCAGCAATGTTCATTCAACAGCCGGATCATCACATTGCCTTCATATCAAATTACATTTTTAACGAAATTCTTGGGTGCTTAAAAAATAATTTAAGAGATTGCTATAAGTCCGGCGAATATTGGGCTTTAAAGCAATTAAACCTAGAAAAATCCCTTATCCATTTAACAGTCGAACAATCCCTTAGCAAATCCTACGATTTGGTCAAAGCAGCCAATGTTCGCGTTGCGACTAAGGCTTATACGGACAGTCAGCTTAAACCCGATGAGCTTAAAAGCGCTATCGAGAAAGCCATAACTGAATCGTTTAAGGCAATCGCTGCAACAGAGAGCTTAAGGCAGAAGGTAGCAGGTGCGGTAGATGCCCTAAAGAAAAATGGCGTCACCAAAGCCGCTGTCATGGCTGAGTACAGAACTGCAGGCGATAACCATGTCTGCCCAACGTGCGAAGCCTATGAGCGAAAAGTGCTACCGCTTGACGAGATTAAAGCGCTGATACCTCAACACCCTAACTGCAGGTGCTGGTTCAGCGTGGTAGGAGAGGATGAGAGTGACCGTACAGCTTAAACAGCTAGGGGATAAAACTTATTACGTTTTACCTGGTGTTCCAGTTGTTAAAGCAACCGTTATGAATGGCACCGTCCTTCCCCTGCAAGAGCTTAAAAAAAGTGTTCAGGCCTGGAATATGAAGCCTGTGGTTTTTGGACATCCTAAGGAGAACGGCATTCATGTGTCGGCTTCTAAAGAGTCTCAGATTCCAAACCATGTCGGATTTGTCACCAATTCCCGCATGGATGGCGAGCGTATGCGATCAGACCTTTTTTTAGAAAAAAACAAAATTGATAACCATCCCGACGGCGGCCGTCTTTTGCAACTGGCCAAAGCGAAGAAACCGATCAATGTCTCAACGGGGTATTTTGACCGAGTTGAACAAGGCAGCGGTATTAAAGATGGCAAGGTTTTTGTAGGCACACAAGCAGACTTATCGCCGGACCATTTAGCGATTTTGCTTGATGAAAAGGGCGCATGCGCTTGTGAGCATGGCTGTGGAATTAACGTTAACCAAGATAAAGGAGCGACAGCAATGTCCGAAGAGTCAAACCATACCGAAACCACGACAGAACAAACCTCTGCGGTTCCAACGGCCGAAGATATTGCCGCAGCAACAGCGGCTGCAGCTTCTGAGGCTATTGAGCAGGCGGTTGAAAAAGCAGTTGAGAAGCTTACCACCAATGCTGCCACCGCTTTTGGATCTGCTCAGGAATTCAAAACCATGATGCAAGCCTGCATGGACACCATGGGCAAAGTTAATGCTTTTCTCGATGACTACAGCAAGAAAAACAAAAAAATGGCCACCAATGGGTCTGATGCCGGCGAAGACAACGATGAAGAAGACTTTGAAACCATGAAAAAGAAAAATGCTGATGGAAAAGATTCGGATTCTAAAGACAAAAAAGTGACGGCCAATAGCGATCAGGCTAAGTCTGAAACCACCCACACCGTCTCCTATAAATCCAGCAAAAGCTTACAGGTAAACGCTCTTCAAAGCAGCCCGTATTTTATGCCCTCTATTCACGATTACTTAAATCAAAACAAAGGAGCTAAATAATGTTTCTCAATACAGTAAATGGCATAGTCAACGCACCCTTTGGCTATAGCCCCAATACCCGCCCAAATACAAACCAAACCATCTTAAGGGATAAGTTAGCCATTCCTGCGACCTTATCCATTGGCGACTCTTCTATTCAGCCTGGGTACTTTTTGTCTAAGTCCAATGTGCTTGTTAATGATACCACTTGGGGCCTGCCTACTAACGCTGCATTGCTTGTCGGCAATCTTTGGATCGCAACAGAGGGCTTGGTCCCTGACACCTTAGGTAATGACACTATTCAAGGCAATGTGAATGGCGCGCCCCCCGTCTTTATAAGCGGCCAAATGTGTAATGTTGTGCCTTTCCCTGAAATGGGCACCGTTATTTTGGCTGCCGTGAGCTTAACCGAAGGCGATGTCATGGCGGTTAACCAACCCTTATTTGTTAAGGCTGATGGTACTTTAACCATAGACTTAGCTGACGCTATAAACCCAAATCTTTCAGTGGGTTATATCTTAGAAACCGATCAGACCACTATTGCCGATACCGGCGTTTATCAAATGCAAGTTGTTCTCATGCCAACTTACATGCAGGGCACCGTTCCTTACGTGACTGACTTTGCTCCTACCTATGGCGGCGGTGCGGCTACTCAAACCGTTACTGTAGCTGGAATGCTGGCAACAGACAAAGTCTTCCCATCACTGCTTGCCTCAACAAATGCTGTGGCTATTCAAAAGACTACCGTGAGCGATGGCCAGTTTGTTGTGACCTACAGCGCTGACCCAGGCGCAGGAACCATTTTGGCTTATAGCGCAACCCACTAACCCATTCACTATTAAAGAAGGATTTAAACATGACTCAATTACAAGTCTCCCCTCAAAAAATGATGAGGCCAGATCAGTTCTTAAAATCATTGAACTATGAAGGATTTGATGCCGATTCCGTTATTACCCAATCTCGCACTGGCATTTGTGCCAATCCAGCAGGTTTAGATGAGGCCATCATCAAGGACCCAGGTGCAGCCCAACGCTTGAATGTTAACGCTGCGTTGCCATTTGGTGCGGCTCAAGAAATGGATAAGGTTATTTTGCAGGCCGTCACTGCTAAAACTCGTATCTATACCGATTTGCAGCAAGCTGGTTGCGTAGCTAATTTCCCATTTGGGGTCTACTACGCTCGCTATGCTAAAGCTAACTTGTCTGAACAACCTAACGTTGGCATGGACTTTACCTATCAAGGTGGCAAGTACGGCAATGCGCCTCAATCTCAAGGCGATTTTGAGGATGTTGTTACCCCAATTCCTGTGATGTGGTATGACTTTGAAATTTCCAAACGCCAAATTGCAGCTGGTAATAACAGCTCGAGCATGTTCGGCGGATTATCGCTTGAAACCCAAGAAATTCGCAGCAAATCCATTGGCTTGGCCGATGCTTTTGAGCGCATGATTTGGAATGGCAACCCTAATATTATTGTTAATGAAAAAGCGCTAACAGGTATTTTAAACGATCCTGATGTTCAAGATAGGGCCACAGGCTTAACCTTTAGTAAATCGGCTCCTCAGCCATTTATTCAAGGTTTCTTACAACAAGCTTTGCAACCTCTTTTGAACCAAAACTATGACCAGTCCAATTTGGTCTGCTATTACAGCCAAAACTTGTCTGATATTTTCCAATCAGACTATTTAAATCAGTTCCCAACTACGACTATCGTTGACCGTTTAATGAAAATTGATGGAATGACTAAGGTTGTTCCTACTCAATATTTGAATACGGCTACCAACGTAGATTCGACCACGACTGGTACTCTGGTTTTAATCAAAATGGAGCCTCAAGTCATTGATTTGGCGGTTGCTTCAAACATTGTAGTGGCTCAATACGCTACAAACCCAATGTTTGAGAAATATGTAATGTTCGGCGCTTGCGCTCCTAGAGTTAAAAAGGACTATTACGGTCGCATTGGTATTCAGCTCGTCAATATCACTGTTACTTCATAAGCGAGATGACATGCCTGCTCCTTATATTACGCTTGCAGACATTCAGGCCATCTATGCCGTCCCAGACGGCATAGATCCTAACGCCTTCATTGCGTATAGCAGCAGCTTTTTGAATAACAACCCAAACATTTCATATCCGGCTGATGTCATGAAGTCTATTCAGGCCTTTTTAACATGCCATTTCATTATGGCTTTTGAGCCTCAGACGATGAGCTATCGGGACATGAAATTAAACAATGCTTCCTATGGCCAACAGTTAATGTCTACCCCCTATGGCCAAATGGCTATGGGTTTAGATATCAATGGATATTTAAAGGGCTTTGGTCTCAAAAAAGCCAGGATGTTTGCCGTATGAGACTCATAAAATCCCAGTCTGTTTTGGTCTATACCTTTGCTGTTTCAGAAGAGCCAGGGACTGGCCGGCAAAATTATAAGCTGCTGGCAACTCGGCAAGTTTTAGCGAGCATCCATCCTTATACCGTCAGAAAGATGGTCGATTTTCAGGTGGATTGGGCCCGCATCAAAGACCACTTATTGATTTATACCAATGAGCTGATTTTAACGGACCAGAGCGAAGTTGTGAAAGTCCAAGGCAATTTTTATCTGCCAACCGAATACGACGACACCAATTATACAGATCCTCGTGATGGCTATTTTAAAACGATTTTGAAGCTGAACATTGACCCTGCGTATGGATTGCAATAATGGCCACAGTAAAGTTTAAGGACATAGGGCTGCAAGATATTAAATCGACCTCTGTAAAAGTAGGGTGGTTTGATACGCCTATTCATCCTGGCTATCCAGGCAGGCCTGGCAAAGTCACCGTTGCTCAAGTCGCTAAATACAATACTAAAACCAGAAATTTTGCTGAGCTCTTTATTGCTAATTTCTTTTCAAACAATACTGAGATTCTATCGCTTTTAGCCAAAGATATTAGCACAGCACTTACCACCAGAAAAATGACTGGGAGTGCGCTAGCAGAATACATGATGGACGGCCTGATCCAAACAATTTGTTTAGCACCCTGGCAGCCCAACACCGAACAGTGGCTTAAGTTCAAAATGAAAAATGGCTTAAGTTTGGACCCTTTAATTGCCTCTCAGGTAATGCTTGATTCTATTCAATCTGTGGTGACGCCATTATGAATAATTTAAATGATGCCGTCAGCCGGATTATAAGCTATTACAACATAACCAACCCAAGTTTAGGGGTGAAGGGCGTTGCCGGCCAATACATTGTTAGCCAAGGCCAGAATATTTACCAAGACACGGCTGCCTGTTTTGTCGTTGAAATAGACCCAGATTGGAGCCCTGGCCGCAAAGTAATAACTGATGAGGAAGTTTATGAGTCAAGCAACTTGCCTGATAGCATTTATATATCTTCAACTAGCGGCGATGCTTACGCAGCCACCCCACAGCCAGTCGAGCCCGTCACCGTCTATCGCTATGAGCCAAAAATAAAGATTAGGACGGTTTTTACAGGCCAGAATGCCTTAATTAACAGCCAGTTTCACTATCAAAGAATTAGCGCCTATCTGCAACAGTTTGGCGATATGAGCCTTCGCAATTGGAGCAAATTCACCAAAGCCACCATTTTTTGGGAAGCAGAGTATTTAATCCGCTATCAAAGCGATGCCACCTATTTGGTTTACCTGGACTACATGACCCCAGAGCAATACCTGAATCAGATCCAAGAGCTTTTAAAAGCTTACCCAGATCAATCACTTAACAACCTTTTAACCTCAAGAACCATTAATATAGAGGAAACTCAAAATGTCTAACTCTAGCCGCTATGTAAAAACAAATATTAATAATTCTGGCTTGATACCGCAGCCTACGCCTTCAGACTTTCCGCTGCTCATTTCCTCGGATGGCTATCAGAGCCTGACGCAGCTCGTGCCTCAATATATTTTTGACAGCACGCTCTATAACTATTATCTGGCCCAAAACATGCCGATCGGCACGATTTTACAGCTGATGTTTGAGCAAACCCAATCACCTCCTGAAATATGGGGGCTTGATTTGGAGACAACTTACTCCATGACTTTGCTGGCCGATGGAAGCTTAAACTATGATATTCAATGGCTTGATATCGATAACGGGGCCTACAAGGAATTTACAGGGGCAGTCGCTAATTTAGCTGCTTTAGAAGCATTTTTGGCTGCAAACATTGATACCTGTGATTTTACTATCGATACCCTTACCATCACAGTCACCCCAAAAGACACTAGCCTTAATCAGCTCGTCAGAATCAATTTAACCAACCTTGATTTAACAGCTTATAGCTTTACCGCTTCTAATGCGCCAGCTGCGGTGGATGCTGCTTTCAATGCTTTGATAGCGCAATACCCTGGCTCTATTAATTTTTATTGCTTAGCCATCGAAGGTAGCATTTTTTACCCAACAGTTTCCGATGGAGACTCAGGTAAAATTGCTGCTCAGCTCGCTTTGGCCAATGCTGTCGAAGCCACACAAAATAATGATGATAACCGAAAAGTGATGGTTATTGGCAGCTCAGACCCCAATATTTTACTGCAATCCTCCACAACCGACATTATGGCAGAAGTACAGGCGGCCGCTTTAGAGCGGACAGCAGTTGCTTACTATAACGGCGTAGGATTGGCCGCAGCAGAGGTTTCTCTCAGATTTGGTCTTAGCGATGGCAATAGCTCATGGGCCTATACCACCCTTACCGGCATTACCTATCAGTTCCTTACAGATGCCCAAATTAACACGATTTACCTTGTAGATAATGAGGGCAACCTGTCTACCCAATGTAAAAACGGAAACTATTATGACAATTCAGGGGGCGCATCTTTCTTTTACCCTGGCATCACAGGATCTGGGCTGTTTTTGGATATAACGATCCTCTTGGACCATATTGCCCGTGATTGCCGCTATGCTCAAATTGGACTGGAGAATAGCCAAGCCAACAAAGGTCAAGACATACCTTATAACCAAACCGGCATCAATATGATGGTGGGTTGTATTAGGAGTGTGGTTAATGGGTACTTTCAGCAAGGTTTGTTAAGCCCAGTAAATGCACAAGGTGACTCTTGCATCATCAGCGCTCCAACTTTCGCCCAAATCCAGGCTAACCCTGTACTCGCCAACCAATTCAAAAACCGTATTTTGACCGGCATAGGTATCGATGTCATTCCGGCCGGCAATATCAATAAAACGGTTGAAACCTTTACCGCAATTATTTAAGGAGCTCAAAAAATGTTTTCAGTCGCAACCTATGATGCTCGAAATGTTGATATTTTGCTTAACTTTATCCCTGTGGATGCCTTTGCTTCAGGAAGCTTTGTCACGCTGAAATATCAGGCTGACAAAAACAAAGGCGTTTCAGGCGCTAAAGGGGATATGACCGTTGTTAAAATCAATAATGGCCTTGGCAATGTTACCTTTCGGTTAAAGCAAAACTCGCAAATGCACGCCTCTTTAATTCTTCAAATGAACATAGATGACAGTATTGCTAACGGGGTCCCTTTGTTCCCGTTCTATGCTTCGCAAAATGGCGTTCCTTTAGCAGAAGGGCTTTATAAGATTGAGAAGGCGCCTGATCGTGGTTTTCCTGGATCAGATACAGGAAATGACGAGCCAATTTGTGAATGGACCTTGGTAATCACTAACTTTAGGCTGCTCTCATGAAAAATATTATTGACTTATTGGACCATAAATTTTTGATCTCTCCTTTAACTTTGCGTCGCATGGCGGAAATTTTGGATTACAGAGAGAGCGGCTTGCCTGTGCAGTTTGATACCAAAATGGACTGCATTTTGGAAGGCGTCCGTGTTTTGGAAGGAGAAGGGCAGCATCCAGTCAAACTCACTGAGACAAAGGTCAATCAGATTTTTGGAACGAGCCCTAATGGTTTCAACATTTTATATAACGCTGTGATTGGGCTGTCTTTCCAAGAGGACCAAAAAAAAAGCGACCAGCTCTCCAAGGCAGTGGCTCAGCTCGTGGAACTATTAAAGAATCAAACTGGCTAAGAATCGATGTGCATACAGTGGCGCAGCATTACCACATCGACCCTGTAGCTATATTTAACACCTGGACCATGAGTGACTTATTGGATGCTTTTGAAACGATCGCGCTGCTAAAAAAATATAGGGAACAAAACACGTGAACGGTGCAACAGGCGAACAAATAGGCAGCTTTTATGTTGATGTGAATCTTGTCTTTAACGCAAGCGAGCAGTTTGCCAAGATTCAAAGTCAAATCAGGGATTTTGCGCGTACAGTCTCACCCATTGTTATTCCCGTAAGATTAGCGCCAGTCACTCCGGCTCAAGTAGAAATGGCTGCCATGGGTGCAGAAGGGATGATTTTCTCGAGTGCTGGTAAACGCCGATCAGGTGGGGTATGGCGAGATTCTAAAACTGGCATGAGCGAAAGCGAGCTCAACGCTTATTATAAAAAACAAGGAATGGTGCAGGGTGAGGGCGGCTGGTATCGTCCGCAAGCTTCTGTAATGCCAAGCATGGGCATGATGGGAGGAATGTTAGGCTTTGCAAAAGCAAATGCAGCTTTTATGGGGGTTTTTGCAGGGGTTGGCGACCTTATGAAAGGGGCCCAATTAGATAGGCAGCTTGCAATACTGCACGCCATTATTCCAGCTCAGCAGCAATATAATCAGTCCTTACAGCAGGTTATACAAACGGCAAATTTAACAGGCTCTAGCGTTATTGATACTGCTCATGGCTTTGTAGCTTTTGCGAATGCAGCCAAAAACGCTGGCGTCGATATGGGAACCGCCGCTAAAACTTTTAAAGCTCTTAACGTCGGTATCGCGGCAACAGGATCTGGCCAGCAGTCCTATCGGATTTACTCAGATTTTTTAAGCCAGGTCATGAACGCACAAAATATTGACCTTGCTAGAATTGGCCGCACAGATCTCGGCCGATATCTTGATGTGATCCAGCTCATGCAAAACTTGCCAATGTTTAAAGGCGACACTGTAGCCCAAATGCAGGCGCAGCTTGATAAGCTTACCAAAGCCCAGCAAATGAATGTTTTTGCGACCGCTCTTCTTACTGCTTATCAGAATCAAGCAGCTGTGGGGCAAAACACTCTGGCCGGCAATTTCAACCAGCTGCAAAATAGCTTAGAGCTGATGGCAAGCGTCATTGTGTCTGACCTAACACCTGCCTTAAATACTCTGATTTTAGGGTTAAAAACGATTGCTGACATTATTACCTTTATAATGGAGCAATTTCAGCCTATAGCAAGCGCGGTCCAAAGCAATAATAATCTCACGCTCAGCCAGGGCACAAATAACCTATTCGGCCACCACAAGTCTATTCTTACGAGGGCAGTAGGGGCCATGCAGTTAATAAATTCCTTCCCTAGCATGTCAAGTGCGACTGCATTTAGCAATCCTTTTAATGTGCATGTGACTGTCCAAAATCAGTCAAGCAATCCTGTAAGGGCCAGCGCAACGATAAGCAACCCTCATTCTGGGCAGCAGCTGGCTAGGAGCCAATAATGATTATCATTGACTCTGATCAATATGGGGAAATAATAATCCCTGTCACTATACAGCAATCTGAGCGCTATAGTGCCAGCGTTCCATCATATTCACGGGATAATACCTCGAATAATATTTTAGACAGCGTTGGATCTGGTGCAGTTAAAAAGCCCAATGTCCTATATTTTACTGGCATTATAAATAATAACACCGGCGGCGTTATTCCTTATCAATATGACATTGAGCAAATTCGCCAGCAACTTATTAATTTATATGATAATTCTGCGCTTTTTACCCTAACTTTTGGGGCCTCGAACAGTTTTTATTTATTTAATGGAACGCCCACAGTTTGGGAAAATACCGTCATTCAGGATATGCAAATCGATGCGGATGCCTCAACCGGCGCCTCCTATAATGTCACCATCACTTTTAGCCAAGAAATCTTGGTTGATACTATTTTTAACCCCGATGTGATCAATGTTCCGAGCGGGACTTCCGCCAGCTCAGGTGCTGGGGGCGATGCAGCCTCAAAGTCTCTTTCACCTATCAACAATGGGACAAGTCCTCTTACGCCCCCAAGTCCTGTCACGGTTCAGGATATTGAGAATGATTTTTCAAAATTCGAGGCATCCCTATGAATTTAATACCAATTCCAAACCCTACGGGCTATTTTCAGTTTGTGACAAACGTTGGCAATGATGTTTGGCTTTTTGTGTTTACCTGGAATCAAAAGTACTCGCTTTTTCACGTGGACGTTTATTTAAATAATGAGCCTCAGATTTTATCAAAAGGAGTGCATGGGGGCGTTCAGCTGCTTAATGATTATAGCAATGGCTATAACTTCCTATTATACGGCACTGATCCCACCGCACCAGCTGACTTAGGCGTGACCTTAAAACTCTACCAAATTACCTCGAGCGATGCTCTTAATTTAGGACTGATCCGAAATGGCATTACTTAGATTCAATAACCGTTATCGGGTCACGCTTTACTATCAGGGGAATGTGTTGATGCAGTTCTTCAGCGATAACGTTAACACAAATATTGACTTCGAGGCCAATATAATCAAAGACGGCTTTAGCAATGGCAACAGCCGAAGCACCTTCTTTTTTTACAATTTATCACCCGACAAACGAAATACTATCGAGGCCTTGGTCACTCAGTCCAAGTTAAGCAGCATGCAGCATATGATTGAAACAACCTTTGTTTATGGCCAACAAAATCAATATCAGCTCCTTACCTATGAGGATGTAGTAGGGGCCTATAATGAGCAGGGCGATGGCGACTATAAAACTAACCTTATCACTAAATCAGGCGAGGCAAATATTGTCAGCGTTTATGGGGCCTCAAGCTATCCGCCTGGCACCAAGTTAAGTCAAATATTGCCTGTTGAATGTCAAAAGCTTGTAGATGGCAATAGCATTAAATCGGTAAGCATTAAAAGCATTATCGATTATACATTTCCCTATGGGTATGTTTTTAGTGGAAATTTATTTAATTTCCTCTCCAAGCTTTGCTATGAGAATGGCAATTTAATGTTTGTCGATAACGGCGTTTTAACCGTTGCGGCGGCCAGCTGGTTTAATAGCAACAATCCTTATCAAAATACCTTGAATTTTTACAATGGCTTATTAGAGGCCCCGCATGTTGGCCAAAACAACTTTACACAAAAATTCCAATCAGATCAAAGCTCTGTCTCGTTTATGTTTAAAGCATTGCTTCTGCCAGGCATTGCAATAAATGACAGCATTA